TGGTGTTGTTGAGTGGTGGAAGAAATTGGCTGGTAAACGATTTACTAATCTAAAACAAGATGGTAGATTGAGAAATGAGATTGAAGTTTGGAACAATAATTCAGAGATTGATATTATTCGATGATTTATAATGAAGAAAACTTGGAGAAGGTATCAAAAGCAATTGTAGATAATCTGACACCAGATTTGATACCAGTGAAATGGCGACAGAGAAATTCTATCAACCCTATGTTTGGGCATTGTCACCATGCATCTGCTTGTCTTCAAAAAGTTTTTGGAACAAAAGAAATAAAACTGTATCGTGCTCAAGATTGGGCTGAAATTTGGCACTGGTGGGCAGTCGATAACAGTGGAAAGATTATTGATTTAACTGCAAATCAATATTACTCTATGGGTAAAGAACCACCATATAAAGATGGACAAAAAGCATCTATGTTGGGATTTGACTATAGAAAACGAACTCTAGAACTATTGAATAGAGTTGAAAAACAACTTAACAATTAAGTTAAGTATTGCCTAAATTACAAAGGAGTAAACATATGGCACTTACAATGCAAAATAATGATTCATTTAGAGTCTTAGGATTCGACCCATATTCAACAAAAGAAGAAGTGTTTATTGTTGATATGACACCAGAAATGGCACAATATATTTTAGATAATCATAACAATGATAATCGAAAAATTGTTCCAGCACAAACCTCAGCTATTAGAAAAAGTATTATGGAAAACGGTTGGTTGTTTGACGGTGGCGCTTGTGTATTCACTACATCTGGTAACATTATAGAGTTTCAACATAGACTTCTTAATATTGTTGAACAGGGCAAAACAGTAAAGGTTATTATTGTTACTGGTGTTGACCCATCAGTTTTTGTTAAAGCTGCTCCAGCAAAAAACAGAACTGTAACTGATGTTATCAACAAGAAAGACAAAACTGCAACTAATGATGAAGTTACAACTCTTAGACAACTTTTGAAACGAAGAGGAAGTAAACCATTGTCTATGACAAATGCTGTTGATTTATGGAATGAATGGAAACAGTATATTCGTCAGGGAATGAAATTAACTTCTGACTTTTTTAATGGTGATGTAACTAGTTATGACCCATGGCAAAGACAGTTCAATGCATGGGCAGCTTTAATGGTCTTTACTGGCAAAGAAGATAGAGTTCAACCTTTTCTAAATCTATTAAAAGATTACAAACTCAAAAAGAGAAATGTTGTTTTGTTCGATGAAATGAACGAATGGTTTATGAAGTATACTTATGAACTTTCTGGTGAAAACAAAGCAGCTGCTGTACATATTATGTTGTGTCATGCGACTGATAAGTTTTTGACAAATCCTTCAGGCGATATTCAATTCGCATTGGATAACAGTAAAGCAAATCATGAAGGTATGAGTCAAAAGGGAACATATCGAGACTTTTTATTTAACCCACAAGGCCTAAAATTGGCATAAAGGAAACATTATGAAAGAAGGCACAATATCAACATTCGTTATGATTAACGGTGCAGAAATTATCGGTAGATTTGTTGAAGAAACAAATAATACTGTTATTGTAGAAAAACCAAGAATGGTTCAAGTCACTCAAAATGGAGTTGGACTTGTGAATGGTATCTGCATGACAGGTAAAGAACCAAAGGGAAAGTTTTCCTTTCCCAAGAAATCTATTCTTTACATTGTTGAAACTGCCGATGAACTAGCAAACGGTTGGACACAACAAACAACTGGCATCGTTATGCCGCAAAAGGGTGTTATATAATGCAAATTGAAGAGGACTTCAAACTAGATTTTTCTAGTGTTCTTATTCGTCCTAAGCGTTCAACTCTCAAGTCTCGTAAAGATGTTGACTTGATGCGAGAGATGACGTTTAGAAACAGCAAACAGGAATATCAAGGTATTCCTGTTATGGCTGCAAACATGGATGGTGTTGGTACATTTGAAATGGCAGATGAACTTTCAGCAGATGAACTGTTCACTTGTCTTGTTAAGACATATCCAGTAAACCAACTTGTAGAGTTTTTTGACCCAGCAGATTATACAAGAAAGTATTATCGTCAAGAACATACTGCAATGTCTATTGGTGCAACAGAAGAAGATTACATGAAATTCAGAACTGTTCAAGAACTTACTGATGGTGGTATTAAATACCTATGTGTTGATGTTGCAAACGGATACACAGAGATGTTCAGTGAGTTCATTTATCAGTTACGAATCAATCATTCAGACCTAACTATTATTGCTGGTAATGTGGTCACTGGTGATATGACACAGGAGTTAATTCTCAATGGAGCAGATATCGTTAAGGTGGGTATCGGCCCTGGCAGCGTCTGCACTACTCGTATACAAACTGGTGTGGGATATCCACAACTCAGTGCCGTTATGGAGTGCGCTGATGCCGCTCATGGTCTTGGGGGTCATATTATTGCTGATGGTGGTTGTTCCTCTAGTGGCGATATTGCGAAGGCTTTTGGAGGCGGGGCCGACTTTGTGATGTTAGGCGGTATGTTTGCTGGACATGATGAAGGCGGTGGAGAAGTTGTTCTAGAAGATGACAATCCAGTACCAGTTGGAGTTAAATTCTATGGAATGAGTTCTGAGACTGCAAACGATAAACATTTTGGTGGTCTAAAGGATTACAGAGCCGCAGAAGGAAAAGAAGTAACTATTCCCTATAGAGGTGCTGTTAGAACAACAGTAAAGTCAATTCTTGGTGGTATTCGGTCAACTTGCACATATGTTGGTGCAAAACGAATAAAAGACTTGACAAAGTGTACTACATTTGTTAAAGTATACCAAACACATAATAGGGTTTTTGGCTGATGTTTACACGCAAAAGAATCATTTACGACAGAGATGGTACGACACCGTATATGTATCGGTGGCATCTTCTCTTTAGAGACAAGGCAGATAATTTTTCTCATGGTAGAAAACTGCCGTTTAATGCATATCTGCACAAGATAGTTTTGTCAGATGAACCAGTTTTCCATGACCATCCTTGGGATTATTTCACAATAATTCTTAAAGGTGGTTATTGGGAACATACCCCAGAAGGTAAGTTTTGGAGAGGCCCAGGCCATATGCGTTTCAGTAAGGCTGGAAGTCTTCATTACTTAGAAATACCAGAAGGTGGTAGTGCATGGACTCTCTTCTTTCGATTTGGTAAAAAGAAAGATTGGGGGTTCGTTAAAAACGGAGAGTGGATTTATTATCAAACTTATCTAAAGGAAAGGGAACTAAATCATGATTGATTCAGAATATCTACTAGACTACACTCGCTTTGTAGATGAAGTAACAAGCAATGAATCTAAAGAACCTCAGGCATTTTCTGATTCTTTGGATGTAATTGATGAATTTGGTGTATCACCAGAACGCATTCTAACTGCTGCAATTGGTATCGGTGCAGAGGGTGGAGAGTTTATGGAGATTGTGAAGAAGTGCGTCTTCCAAGGGAAACCTATGGATGATGAAGCACAGTATCACATGAAACGTGAATTGGGTGATATCATCTGGTATGTAACTCAAGCTTGTATTGCAATGGGCATTTCACTTGAGAATGTTATAGATACTAATATACAGAAATTAGAAACACGTTACCCAGATGGGTTTGAGGTGTTTCGTTCTGAAAACAGAGATGAAGGAGACATTTAATGGACTTTTTGAAGGATATTGCCAAGACAGCAGGCAATGAATATGCTGCACTAGTATCAGATGGCGTTGAAGCAGGGGATGTAGATTCCTTTATTGATACTGGTTCTTATGTATTCAACGCCTTGTTGAGTGGTAGTATCTATGGTGGTCTTCCATCAAACAAGATTACTGCACTTGCTGGTGAGTCTGCAACTGGTAAGACTTTCTTCCTCATGGGGATGGTTAAGAACTTTCTAGATGCAAACCCAAAGGCTGGTGTTTTGTACTTTGAGTCTGAATCTGCAATTACTAAACAAATGGTAATCGACAGAGGGATTGACCCATCTCGTATGGTTATTCTTCCAGTGACTACTGTACAAGAGTTTAGAACACAAGCAATTAAAGTT